ACCATCTTTACCCATTATTCTTAAATTGAGTTGAGCCTCAAATCTTTTACTCATATTATATAAATAGTTGAAATATACTTTTTTTCACTATTCGTATATTTTTTCACTAGTCCAATTACATACACTTAATAGATGTTCCACATCTAACTTTCGTTGAGAAGGATTAGAATAATTAGGTCTATGTTTATACCAAATCAAATTAAAGTCCAGTATTGTTAATTCATTAGGTTCTATTTGTTGTTTTTTTCCGTTGTATTCAACGAATAGGTTGTCCTTGAATACATCATACCCCTTGCGGGTTAAAACTACATTAGAATTGAAATATGATAGTTCAACAATCAAATCATCAATATCAATCTTTATCATAACTCAAATATATTTAATTCTTGTTCCGTTGAATATTGTATCTCCATTGCTTTATCTAAAGTATAATTGTAGTTGGTTATTAGATATTCAATGTCCGCTTTAGATTTATTGTAAAAAGTTCTTTTTTGTTGTTCATCCAATTCATTATAAGTTAGTGTCATATTGACACTTTCTCTAGAACTAGTATATTCTTTTACTTCTTCTTTCTCTTGCTCTTGCTCTTGTAGGTAAGGGGGTTCAGTACCCCCTTCGGTAGGGGGTTCGGTAGTCATAGGAGCGTTCTGTGGGTAGGTTAAGGTAGGGGGTTCTATACCCCCTTGACTACCCCCTATGGTAAGGGTAGGGTCTAGGGTAAGGGTAGGGGGTTCATAACCTACTTTATCCTCCCAACCTTTTCTTGATGTATCTATACTATGTTTTTGACCTACATATGATAATTTAGGAATACCAGTTAATTGTGGTTCAACACCCTTGAATTGTTTATCAAGTATTGCCATAAGATAATCTAATTTGTCTTTGTCATCGTGTATTTCATCAATAACATCATAATAACTGCGTAGGAAGTTAAACGCTTTTCTTCTCTGTTCCATTTTTTTGATTATTTAGATAAGTGTTTATTACTTCTTCAACAAATAAATGAATATAAAAATCATTAGTTATACAATGTTCTTTAATTCTTTGATGAGTTAATCTGTCAATTTTTAATGTTACTAGTTCTTCTGGTCTTTGTTTTTTTAATTTTTTCATAATATTATTATCTTTATTAAGATAAATATACAACATAAAAGCAAAAGTATCAAGTTGGTTGTAAAAAAAAATATATTACATATATTTAGGAATATATGCGTAAGAATAGATTTATAGCAGAAAGGATAAATTGTAATGGAGATGTATGGTGTTATGACTGTGAAAAATATTTACCAGTAGGATTATTTATTAAGAGCAATTCTTTTTATAGTGCTAATTGTAAGGAGTGTAGACATATTCAATATAAGAAAAAACAGAGATTGGAGCAATACCCCTACGGACATTGGAATATTGAGGATACGGAAGATATAAGGGAACAATTAAAACTATTATTCAACATATTAGGATATAATACCGAAGAGAATATCCACCAGCAATTTATGGAAAAATACAAAAACTACTTTACCGACAAAAAATAATTCAGTATATTTATATTACAAGACGCCAAGTGATTCTTTTTCATATTACTCAAATCATAAGATTTATTTATAACTTGGTTCTTTAATGTCTTCCATAAAACTCCACTGTAAAAGGTGGAGTTTTTTTTTATTTAATTTAAGTTTTAATAAAGTTTTAGTATATTTATATTATATGTGTTATTTTAATTATTCTGTTGAAGATAAATACAACTTGCGTAGACAACTAATATATTTAGTGGCAAGTACAATGATTAGGGTTAGTTCAAGTAAGGTTAATTTGGGACTATCCATAATTATGGTGTTGAATAATATAAAAGACAGAGCAATTAAAAAAGAACATTATGAAATGGTTGAGTTAATAAACGATATATTCAAGAATAAAGATTATCAAATATATGAGTTGTAGTCGTTGTAAAAATAAAAAGGTAATGAATAATTTACATAATGTAGATTATATCAATGAAGCAAAGAAAACTTATAATGAAATAATTGCTGGTAAAACCATTGAAGAGTATAGTGATTTGGATAAGGTATTGATTATGGATACTTACAGCAAGTTATATCCAGCAAGTTCAGCGATTCCATCATTGGAGGAGGCTATAAAACAAATTAAAGTAGGAATAGAAGTATATACTGTTCGTTACAAAAGATAAAAGATATATGAGTACAGAAGGTAAAAACAAAGGGGGTAGACCTAGATTGGAAACCACAATGCCCGAAGGATGGTATGAGATTATCATTGAGGCTGGTAGGGAAGGAAAACACATAACAGAGTTTTTAATTATACTAGGTATAAGTTGGGAGGGACACTACCACCTTCTCAAGAGAAATAAAAAGTATTATGAAGCCGTCCAAGAGTATAAAAAATTGTGCGAGCAGTTTTGGTATAACTTGGCACATAGTGCGATGATAGATGATGGTGGAAATAAGTTTAATTCAAGATTATGGAGTTTGGTTATGAGGAATAAGTTTGGTGATAATTGGAGCGAACAAACCAAAGTTGATGTTACAACTCAAGGTGATAAGATTGATAATAAACAAATCCAAATTGAGATTATTAGAAATAAAAAAGAGGATGAGTAGTATTATCTTGGAAGGTGATTGTTTTGACTTGATTAAAGGACAACCAGACAACTCTGTTGATTTGGTTGTTACAAGTCCACCTTACGCAGATATTGTGAATTATGGTAAGAATATATCCATTAAAAAACCAAATGAATATTGTGATTGGTTATTACCCCTTTTCAACGAGATACACAGAGTATTAAAACCAAGTGGTAGTTTTATTCTAAACATCAACGATAATTGTTCTAATGGATTGAGAAACCCTTTTATTTATGAGTTGATACATCGCTCACAAAAGGAAACCAAATTAAAGTTTTATGACACTTATATCTGGCATAAGATGAACGGCATACCAAATGGTTCTCATAAAAGGTTTAGAAATACCACAGAGTTTATATTCCATTTTGTTAAGAACCAAAAGCAGTTAAAGTTTTATATGGATAGGGTATTACAAGAGCAGTCAAAAGCAACAAGTGATAGAAGGAAATATCCTTGGCAATTAAAAAATCACGGGGTTATTACTGATGGGGAAAGGGGTAATAAAACTGAATATAACGCAGAGAGATTACCCGAGAAAGTTAGACCCGATAATGTGTTTAGGTTTCACACCGCAGCACTGGCAAGGGACAATACCATTAGACACCCCGCACCATATCACAGACAACTACCAGAATACTTCATCAATTTACTAACAGATGAGGGTGATGTAGTCCTTGATGTTTTTAGTGGAATAGGGACTACTGGATTACCTTGTAAGGACTTAAACAGAAACTACATAGGGTATGAACTAAACCCCAAGTATGTTGAGTTTAGTATAAAAAGATTAAATCAAACATTAAGAACAAATGAGTGAGAACATTATAGGAACAAGGTACGGACTTGATATGATGGATAATGAAACTGATTGGTTGGTGATTAAACCAACAGAAATAATCATCACTGACACTGATGAAGATGAACCAATAAAAGAAAAGATATAAAAAATTATGGAACAACATTTATTTAATGGAGACAGCGCTGAGGTGCTAAAAGAACTAAAAGACAATTCAGTAGATTTACTGGCGACTGACCCCCCGTATGGAATTGAGTTTATGGGTAAGGGTTGGGATAAAGTATTACCTTCAACTGACATTTGGAAGGAGTGTTATAGGGTATTAAAACCTGGTTCATTTATTGCGGTGATGAGTAGTCCCCGTAGTGATGTATTGTATCGTATGATAAAGGACTTGGAAGATGCGGGGTTTGATATGTCCTTCAGTCCTATCTTATGGACTTATCATACGGGCTTCCCCAAAGCAAGTGATACAAGTAAGATGATTGATAAAAGGTTAGGTGCTGACGATGAATTGATTAAAAAGTATGAGGGGTCTAAATTAGGATTCCAACCCAAACCAGCGATAGAACATATCATTATTGGTATGAAACCACACGGGTCAAAGTCCTACATAGATAATGTCTTAAACTTTGAGGCATTACCCGACAATATCAAAATGACTTACCCCTTCCTTCAAGTTCCAAAACCAGCAAAGAAGGAAAAGGATTTTGGTATGACTGGTGAGGAAAAAAAGAAATCACAAAGAGACGAGGGACAAGAAAAGTTTAATGTTCCACAAAAGAACAGACCCACAACATCAAAGAACACTCACCCCACCACAAAACCAGTTAAACTTATGTCCTACATCATCACCTTATTCACAAGGGAAGGGGACTGGGTTATTGACCCGTTCTTGGGTAGTGGAACAACTGGTATTGCTTCCAAGTTATTAAACAGAAACTTTATTGGTGTTGAAAGGGAGGAAGAATACTTTGAGATTATCCAACAGAGGTTAGATGTTAGTAGGGAGGAACTAATCAAGTTCTTTAAGACGGAAATAAAGGACACACAGACAAAGTTGGACTTATGAGATATAGTAAGGGCATAATGTGGTTGGATGACTGTAGAATACCTTTTGTAGAAACTGACCCATTACAAAATGGAATAAGTGGTAGAGATGGTGGTAATATGGATAGTAATAATCAAGGTTGGGGATTTAGAAGAATAGACAGAGAAGCGGGTTTAGGACGCTTCACCCCCAACCTACTTGTATGTG